TTAATGAATAAAGCATTGGCAAATTACGGCAGTGATTTTGTGGACCAAATTGGAATAGAACTGTTCATGCAATGGTATATCAAAAATGAAAACATACTTGGCAGAACAAACAAGTCAATCAGGAATGTTGTAGTAGTGTGTCATAGCGACATTTTGAAAACATTTTGCAAAGCACATTTGAATGAAGACCAATTGAATTTTAGAGGCATGGGTGATGGTGATAAATTTTTTAAAGACATACACAATTATTGCATACAAGTTCAGGTTATAATGCCAATTAGAAAATTACAAACAACATCATTTGTGTATGCTCCATTGACAACAACAGAAGCTGCACAATCGAATGCATTAGTGGACCAAACACTTGCTGAACAGAAGCAAAAGCATGAAGCAATAATGGCAAGGGTTAATGCCAACAATAATCCCGTCAATGTTTCCCTTCCAGCAGCTGGTGGAAATAAACACAAAAAAACAAAGAAAAAAACAACAAGGTCAAATAAACGTCATAATAAAAAAACAAGACTTGCAAAACAGCGTGGTGGTGGAAATGAACAATTTAATATCATTCAGACCAATCTTCCATTTCCCATGACAATAACAAAAGTAATTGAGGGAACTTCCGACATTCCTCGCGACCCTGGTGCAAAAACCAAAGATTGCATTTGTTATCCGGATGCTTATCAGAATCCCAATATAACATTTACATGTGCTAGTCAACAACGAGACAACGAAGCACGTGGGTTTGAAAGCAGACAATTTATTCCAGAAGTTGAAACTCAAGCAGAACAACGTCGTCTTGATGAGGCGAGTGCAAAACTGCGAACTTAATTTACTTAAAACGAATGGTTTCAAGTTTTTACAACTATAATGAATTGTAAAAACAAACTAAGTTGTTAATATTCATTTCCTAGACTTCCTGGACTTCCTGGACTTCCTGGTTGATTTGGATTTGCGGTGTTTGCGTCGAGTCATTTTGCGACGCTTGATGCCTCCAACCAGTGAAGGCACTTGCGGAGCTGCTGGTGCAGGTTCTTCTGTTTTTACTGGTGCTGCGACTGGTTCTGCGGCTGGTGCCTCCGTTGAAGGCGTTGATGAAAACAAGTTGGTAAGTTTGTTTCCAATGTCGCTTACTGCATTTGTTGCGGAGCTGACTGCATTCGAAACTGTATCTGTAGCGGATTGTGTTGCTGTTTTGAGCGTGTCATTCAATTCATTTGCCTTGGTTGAAACGGTGTCAGCGATGGACGCAGGTGATAGTGGAGCAGCAGGGAAGGCATCTGCTATGGTGTCTGCTTGAACTTCTGGTACGGATTCTTCAGATGCTGGTTCTAGTGCTGGTGCGGATTCAGGTGCAGATTCTGATGATGGTGCTTCCAGTTGTTCGTCTCCTTGCGATTCCGGCACTTCTGCTGGTTGTTCAAAAGAAACCGGTTGTTCCACAACTTCATCGGATTTTGGCTTAATCGTGAGTTCAAGGTTGTTTTCCTTCATGGTCTTCTTCAACCACTTAATGATTTTATCGGCGGTGTGTTCTCCGTGATATTCATGCGGTGGCGCCTTGTCAACAACGTAAACGACAGTTGGAACTCCGCTCACTCCATAATTGTGCTTGCTGTAGAATTCATTGTTCATGAAATCGGTTTCCTCTGGACCCAGATTTGCAACTGTCAGTCTTGGATGAGGAGTCAATCGTTTAACGATTTCATCCCATTCCGGCTTGAATCGTTTGCAATGAATGCACGAATCTCTCGAATGCACTGCAAACAAATGTCGCCCACCTTTCATCTCTCGTTTCAACTGGTCCAAATCAAGCTTTGTAGCGCTATAACCCTTTCCACCTTTGCGCTTGCGCAAGCGGCGGGACTTATTGTGTTGTTTTTTATAGTGTTTCAGTGATTTTGACATGTTTTCCTTAATTCAGTCTTTTTCTTATATATAAAATGCATATAATTTAAATTGTTGAAATTAAATTATGTGTTAATAGTATTAGCAACAATAATCAATATTTAACATTCAAATGGCATATAATATAACACCCACCACTTGTGTCATTTTAGCCATGTTTGTCATTGGATTGTTATTCACCATGACTCACACAAGCCAAAGTGTGCAAGAGGCATTTCAAGGCATCAACACAAACAGCGACTCCGCGCCAAACAGAAACCGATGTCCAAATATTTTAATTCAAAAAGGGAGCGAGCTGTATTTGCACAACAATCGTTTGGCAAATGTTCCCGGCGTAAACCCGCTTAAGTTCAACAATTTAGAAGAATACGTCGAATTCACAGAGTGGCAACGCGGCCAAGGCATTCGCTGCCCTGTATTGTATTTGCAACACTCATTTGACGCACAGGGAAAACCTGTCTACAAGATAAGACCCGGCCCGCTTAACCTGCAAGGTGGACTGCCTCCGGTCGCGGACCCCGGTGCAGTTGCGGCGAATGCAAACGCCAATTTCATAGACGACGCTGACAAGCCGCCAATGAATGCCAACTCGTATCCCGCGTTTGACCCGATGGAACCGAATGCAGGTCCTGCCAAAGGGAAAAATTTAAACAAATTGAAAGGGTTAAGTGCAAATCCGATGGATCCAAACTGGGGTGGCGACGCTTACACGCAGTCGCTCATTGATGCCGGCAAATATTCGGGAGATGAAGTCAGCATTTTTATACCATAAATCAATTTAATTCAGTTTGCGCCATCCAAATATTTGAATGCAGCTGACACCGTGGTGGTCTGAAAAGTAGTCATGGTGTTTAGAGAATTCATAAGCGCAATAGTTTTGTCGCTGGGTGGCGTTTGATTATTTGAGTCGGCAATCATTTGCTCGGATAAAGCATTGAGAGATGCAATGATTTTTGCTTGCGTCCAAGCATCGATGACTTCAAGTGTCGTTTCAAAATTTGTCCGATTTGTGCTGTCGGAAAGTTGCAATGAGTTGTTGATGTTTTTGGCTTTGTCTGCCAGAATGGAGGACTGTTTGCCTGCCAAAACACCAGGTGAATCCGAAGACGATGAACCCGACGACGATGACGAGTCCGATGACCCCCCCAACGCAAATCCTTCACGACGGCTCCGAGACGCGCTAGTGACAACATAGTAGCCCGCCAAAATGAGCACTGTTATTAAAATGTATTTCAGAGTAGTGCCTATTTCCATGATGTTATGATATGAACGTATACATTACACCATTAAAAAATTATAAATGTTCTGAATGCATTGTTTGCTTAATTTGCGCTGCGTTTCCAGACGAATGTCATCCAAGCAGTCGCCGTTTTCTTTAAGTGCCTCGATAAGAACACGCAGCGTGGGATATTTTTTCACGATTGCCGCTGCAGTTTTGTTGCTCACTCCTGGAATATTGCACAGCATTATCTCTCCAATGTTTTGCGGCGTAATGTTTTCACATTTGACTTGTTTCACCTTGAGTACACTGCAATATGATGGGGTGTCTGCATCAGCGTCATGCGTGTTGGGTTCACTGGAAGCAACGTCATCATGAGAAGCATCATGGGCAGAGTTGAGCGCATGATAACGCCCATATGGCGCAGGCGATACGGACAACTTATCAGCATAATGATGAATGAGTTCATACGTTTCCATGATCGACATTGTACGGGCCACGCTAAATCCTTTGTAATAATTGAGAGAGCACATCGCAGAATAAATCGCTTTTTTGCTTATTTTGCTAAATCTCTCGTTATATCGCGCCAAATCTCCTTCCACAATGTAAATCACATTGTGATTATGCATTCCAGGAATGGCTTGCAGTCGGTGAGACTGTTCCTTGTATCGGCCATCACGAATGGACGACGCTAAATCTGCAAGGCTTTTGCGTTCAAACACGATGTAGTCGGTTTTGCCGTCGTCCGAAGAGAGAATCACGTCGCCCACAGCCAAGGATTCAGATCGCGTGGAATGGGTTGTGCCAGTAAGGTTCAATCGAATCATGTCATTCAATGCATTTTCACGCGTGTCCACTCGTATCAACATACTATAAATAAATCACTTGCAGTTGCATAATTACTAATGTTTAAGTAATTATTCAATGAAATCCAATAATAAAAATGCAATGATCAAAGTCCAATAATCAACCACTGAATCAGTCTCTTTAAAACAGGGTGGGCCTGTAAGAGCGAACTGGAACACCACCAGAGCTTGTGGGGTTCTTGGTCAGCAAGTTGTTGGCCTTCAAGTAAGCAAGACCGGCAACACAACCCAGAGGCATGTTGCAGCTGCAGTAAGGCGCAAACCGGGTGATGACATTGCTAAGGTTGGGATTGCGTCCCTGCATGGTTACAAGACCACCCTTCTTGGGACCACCCAAAATGCACGTGTTGTTGGTGATGGATGGAACATTTTTGGCACGCTTGGCGCCAGACATATAGCCGACAGTCATTTTATTTAAATTGTTATATTATGTCTAAATATTTTATTTTCAGTCATCATGGAATGATTGAATTCGATTACATGATTTATCATTTGTGAAACTAACTGCGGCTTTAAATTGCTAATTTCAAGAATTTTCAAAATGGCTTAAAGCTGTCGCTAGATGTAAATGCATTAACAAATGCAAACCCAAGAAGACAAACGATCGAAGGACAAGTCTCCTCAACGTCCGGCTCTGACATCCAAATTGTTGCATGCTGAAGAGTTTATGCCGTCTGAAGACGGAGGCTTAATATTCAATCCGTACAACGTCGAAAACCGCGAGATTACATTGAGTGAAATTCAATCTATTCTCACCGCTTACGGCGTGCCGGATCCTAAAGTGCATAATATTGAATTATACAAGCGTGCATTTGTGCATCAATCTTACACCCGTCGCCCCGAATTCGAGAATGTCGCGGAAACCATCAGTGTGGTGGATAAACCCGACGACTGCATGCCTCTGCGCTCGAAATCGAATGAGCGCCTAGAATTCCTCGGCGATGGTGTGCTGGAGTGCGTTGCAAAGTATTGCCTGTATCGCCGCTTTCCAAAGGAGAATGAGGGCTTTATGACTGAGAAAAAAATAGCGATTGTTAAAAATGAGACCATTGGTCGAATGGCGTATGAAATGGGGCTTCACAAATGGTTCATTATTTCACGGCACTCGGAGGAGAAGAAGCTGCGCACAAATTTGAAAAAGCTAGGCTGCTTGTTTGAGGCGTTTGTGGGTGCGCTGTTCCTCGATTACAACAAGATCACGATTAAAGATGAAGACCATTGGTTCCAAAATGTGTTTGCCACGGGGCCAGGCTTCCAGATGGCACAAATTTTTATTGAGAATGTATTCGAGAAACACATCGACTGGATTGCGCTCATTCGCAATGATGACAACTACAAGAACATACTGCAGGTGAAGATTCAAAAAGAATTCAAAACCACACCGGATTATATTGAGCTCGGACGCGACATGGAAGTGGGCTACACCATGGGTGTGTACCTGTGTTTAGGTCAAGAAATATACGAGACGTCGCCTGCAGCCGCAGTCCCTTTCTCTGACCTGAAGACGTTTGAGGCGGTGCACGCGGCGTGCGAAGCGGCGGGTGGGCGCATCCTAGTGTTTCTGGCCCAAGCCTCGCACAAAATTAAGAAGAAGGCGGAACAAATGGCATGTGATTGCGCGATTCAATGCATGCCTTCATAAATTCAAAATTCCCAATCCACATTTTTTTATGATGTATTATTATTGCATCATGAAAAGAAATCACATCTTGATTGCGGCAGGCATTATTATATTGGTGGTTGCATCACTTCATTTGTTTAGAGGAAAAATGAATGACGACGCCAACGGGTTTGAAAGCATGTTGGAAGGCAACAAATACTTTCAGCAATACAACTTTGATGGTTTCATCGAAACACAGCGCCCCCACACCGCGGTTTTGTGCTGCAGTGATTCGCGCGCACCTCCTGAAATGATTTTCAACCAAAATCAAGGAAGGCTGTTCATTGTTCGCGAAGCTGGACAAGTTCCCAATAACAACAGCATTGCCTCACTTGAATTTGCAGTTGTTGCACTCGGTGTAAAAAATATACTTGTCCTGGGACACACCGAATGTGGGGCAGTCGCTGCTGCAATGTCTGGAGATAAGCTGCCGTCCAATGCGCTGACTCAACTTGCATCAGAAATCCGCTTAGACACGCATCCCGGGGATGACCTGGACGCCGCCATTGCACACCACACGGAAGCCGTGGCAAATGAGTTGAAAAATCGTTCAGAGATTTTAGCAGGTGCAAACATTAAGTGGGGCGTGTATGATGTAAGAACCGGTGCATTCAACCTTGGAGGGTAAATTTAGCAAAAATGTGTTAATATTTGCATCAATGTTGATATGTTTTTCTTTCAATTTGTTATGTTGTACTCAGTATAAACATGGAATCTGGACGTTTGTATAGCAGAGTTTCTGGTTGGGAAAATGGTTTGCCTGTAAAATCATATAATTCAGAACTCATGTCAATTTTTGCAAAAGAGGTCTGCAATATTGATGGAAAAACTGGCGCATTCATATCAAAATAT